TGTGGCAGTTTCGCCACCAGAGGATTCATTTGCATAATCAGAAGCATTGTCAGGCTCTAAAATTTCATCATCATCAGTAATTGCACGTATAGAATTTAGATCCATTGTATCCAAAGCGGCTTGTTCTTTCTTTAAGATTGCAACTGAAATTGCCTCTTTACGCATTTTTCGCTGTTCATCTTCCCATTCAAGCCCAAGTGAACGATAAAGCGTGTGCAAAGATACTCTTTTTTGTCCGCCTTCGCCCTGTGTTAGCTGCGATAGTACATTCATATAATCACCGGCATCAAATAATGACATATGATTCCAGTCAATTTCAGGAACTATTAATTGTTTTTCTGATTTACCGCTGCCCTTTTTGTATTCATAAAAACCTTGAATATGTGATATTGGTGCAAAAATTTTTCTTTTTAACCACATACTCATCATGTTTCTAAATTGCATATATCGTTGGCGCAAAATATCCATCGCAACGCCGCCATTAGCATATGTAGTATCAGAGCCTCCGTCCATTAATACTGACGGAACTTGCAAACCTACATATATTTCTTTTATTAGTTGAGTGATGTCATTACCAATATCTAAAATGCCTTGACCATACCCAACTCTCTCTACAGACACGCCTTCATGAGTAAAAATCTTGAAGTCTTTATCGTATTGAGCGGAGTTTCCTTGAATTGTTATTTTCCCATTTCTCCTGGTAATAAACAAACCTGTTGGTACCTCAAAGCACCACACTTTACCATTATAGTTTTCGATTATTAATGGATTTGTTTCTTTTAAACTATTGCCTTTATGAATTAATGGCGTTCTGCCTTTGCCATTAATATCTTCAGACCAAGAAATATCATAAACTTTAGTGCCCCTGGCTGATGTTGCTAAAAGCGGAACATAGCCACATTTATAAGCCATTTCATACACATCATCTGCAAGTTGTTTAGAAATTGTTGTATATCTACATAATTTTAGCTTATTTAATTTGCTAAAAGAAACGTTCCCATCTCCGCAAACCAATGCCGATAATACTATTTTTAATAATCTTGGTGATAACTCTAAAATCCATTTAGGCATTTTCTTATGTGCAGATGTTGAATCGCCGCCAACTCCAATTTCATTTTTGAAGTACTCATACAAACCTTTATTGGATATTTTCCCTGACCATATACCATTTTTATTAATGTAATGGCTAGTTTTCATGTCTAATAATTTTGCAAATTCAGTTAAACACTTTCTCATTTTAGGATAATGTTTTTTATCTGTAATAGTAGATTGGCAAATGCTCGTATAGTAATTTCTGCTGCTTTTATATACACAGCCTTCACTTAATAGGTATCCAATATACTCTAAATAATTTTCTATTGGAACGCTTTTATCGCAAATATTAGTGGACACAATATCTTTCCCCGTCCACTTTATATGTGACTTAAACTTATGATAATTATTAATTAATAATTTATCGGCACATAATTTATGCCATGACCCATATTTTGATCCATTTTCTCTTTTTGAAACCCATAATTTGTGATTAGGCGTGACTTTCAAATCAACTTTTTTGTTAGAAAAATGATACATCTCCCCTTCATAATTATATACGCTCGCGCCTGTAGGTGTATGGTACTCCAATTCTTCATTATTAGGATTAAAACAAGCGATTTTTACATTATTTTTTGGATAAGCTAAACAAATTGGGTAGCTATAAGTTCCGTCCATAATTTCAGAATACTGTATTACTTCATCGAACCTTTTAAACCCACTATCTGTAAGTACTTCAGTTTCTTCATCATGACATTCAAAGATTTCGCGCCAAGCATCTAAATCTGCGTGAGTTGGCTTATAATCGCCGGCTCCCCCTCCAACCTTAACTAAAGTTAGTGGATTGATCATACCGTCAGCTTGAGCAAATTTACTATTTCCATGAATAGCTAATTTGCCGTTACGTCTTGTTATAAATAATCCTGTTGGAACTTCAAAGCACCAAACTTTTCCATTATAATCAATTTCATTAATTATTGCCCCACCACCAGCCCCATCTTTGCTTTTTGTTCCAGTATAAACCAATGGTTCGTTGCCATAATCTGTATCTGACCACATAACAATATATTCTGTTACAATTCGTCCATCAGATTTTTTTGCAACTGAAACGCAAATATTTGGAACAAATCCGATTTTATAAACTAATTCATATACATCGTCAGCCAGTTGCTTGGAAATAGTTGAATATTTAAATGACTTAGATTCAGTGCCATATTTACTTTGACTTTTTGAACCATCACCAGATACTAATGAATCTAAAACAATACTAAGAAGATCTGGTCTAAGGTTAAGTACCCAACGGGGCAAATGTTTATGTTCTGACCGGGTGGACCCGCTAGTACCAATTTCATTTTTAAAATATTTAACTAAATCTTTTCCGTGAATTCTACTTTCCCATTTTTCTTTTGGAGTATTTTTTGAATATCCAGAACCTTTAATATCGATATATGAACAACATTTTACATTTAATTTATCAGCAAATGCCTCAAATGATTGTCTCATATCTTTATAACAACTACTAGACGTTAACTGATTAACACATATAACAGCATCATAACGGTCATTTTTAGAATTTTCATAAACACAACCTTCAGATATAATGTATCCAAGAACTTTAAGATAAAGCTTAATAGGGATATGTTTATTATAAATAGCTACATTATCTATGTATTCACCAGAAACATATTTTGATTTAGAATTAAATTTATAATATTTCTTCTTAAAAAGAAGATCTTGGGCAGGCCGTTTTATGCTCTCTCCCCAAACACCATTTGTTTGTTCTTTTACCCACATTTTATGATTAGGGGAAACTAATGTGTCAATTTTTTTACCAGTAAAATGAAGCATTTTTCCTTCATGATGTGACATGTGAAGCTCAGTTGGCTTATGATATTCTATTTCATTTGTGTCTGGATTAACGCATGCAACTTTAAAATTTTCTTTCATGGTCAAAATGGAGTTTATTTTTCCGTTTTCATCTAAATCAATGCCATTAACATAATTTGGATTAATAGATACGCTAGTTGTTAATTCTGTTAACTGATCAATAGTTTTAAACCCTTTATCAGTTAAAACCTCCGTGTCATCAGAATAACATTCTCTTAATTTATCAAATAACATTAGTTGTCTAAATATACAAACAGGCAGCCCAGTGCCTCTAATTTCATAAGGACTAATTCTTCTTGCCAAATGAGATACATGGAAGTTATCAAGCGGAATATTGTCGCCCCTCTTAACGCAATCAATTATATGCTGGTTCAACTGCTTTCGTTGAGCTAAATCTGATGGCTTATTTGACTGTACTATTTTTTTCAAACCTTCATCCGGCCGCATCATTATAATGGGATCGCTAGCAACCGCAGTCTTCTTAACGATCATATAGTCTGGATTCTGAATTAAAAACCTACTCCATTTTCCGCGGCTTTGATCTAACTCTGCATATATAAATGATTCCCCAAGTAACCAGAACTCTTGGGCAATCTGAACACAAACATTCATCAAGTCAGTCTCTTCAATCATATCATTAAAAAACTTTTCAACTTCTTTATTAGGGCACTTTATATTTAATTTACTGATTGGATAAGTGCTATGAAGGCTTATTGCATTATGAACAAATGGATTTAATGCGTAAAATGCTCGACACCATGCATTTATTGTAGCACGATCTCTTGGAAGGTTCAAGTTGCTGCTTAACCATAAAGGAGAATATATTTCTGGCGTTTGCTTTACAGTATCGTTTGTGCCCTTAAACCCACCGCCGCTACTTGTCACTTGGCTTTGTTTTTTAAATCCAATTGAAGCAGATACATTCGACGCATTAGTAATATTATAATTATTTAATGCTGATGAAGATCCGTCTTTAAATAATCCTTGCTCAACCTCTTGCGCCAATGAACTCCGTCGCTCGCTAGACACTGCGTTTGCCATCGTTGCGCTAACATTAGGAATTTGATTATTTTTCGGACTATTTATAGATTCACTTCTTTGAACATACTTGGTATTTGATTTAAAATTTGACATTATGGCCTTGGCTTAATATTCTATCTATAATTATATCAGCATATTACATTTTTCTTGATATATGTCCTAAAACTGCCAAAGGCTTATTTGTAGCTGTTTTAGAAGAATTATTGGAAAAATTAAAAGACGGGTTTTTATTTGTAAATGCGTCAGTTATCAAAAACTTATAAGCAATATAAGCATTTAACAGAGCCATAAACCCATCATTTGGAGTTGATCCTTTAACATAATGTATTGTAGGGTCTCCATATTTAGATATCATTGGTTTAATTTCCATACTTGAACAATGATTTATTAGCCAGCCAACTTTTTCAAAATCACCCAATGGAAATCTAATATTTCCAGCTTTCATTAATTCAAGCAATTCCGCGATATAATAATCTCTTTCAAATACAATTTCTTTTGGGAATGCATCTGCAGTGTATTTAATATTGCCGTTAATCTTGTTATGAGCCCTTGAAACTAAATATCTATCACCATAAGCTGTGTGCATTATTGTTGAAAAGTCTTGTGAAAACCCGATGTCCCCAATGGCGAGATTAACGCTATATTGCCTCATTATTTGGTCTATAATACCTTTTTTGCTCTCTAAATCATTTCTTTTAAATTTTGTTGCAAATTCTATTGACAATAATCCAGGCCCCTTAAGCGTCAAAACAACTGCGGTGCTATATGATTGGCCCCTCATAGATGTTTTATCTGGATTTGCCAACTGCTCTAAATCTGCTCTTGCACCATAATCTATCCCTAGAAGAACCATATTTTCTTCTCCAGGAACTATTCTAGCCCTTAGTTTTCTTTCAACATCGCCACATTTTTCTCTTATTTCTTCCGGAGTAATTGGGCTTGAATCTCCCTGAAAAAACTCTCCTAAGATTTCATTTTGCCAAGACCGTTCTGTTGCAGTAGGACTAACACCAGGTTTTTGTTTCAGAACATCTTCTTTTGTAAAGTTTGGCATATAAAGCTGATTAAGATGAAACCCAACATATTCGCACTCTTCGGAATCTTTTGATGACACCCATTTACCGCTTTCGGCCGATATTCTTTTATCTTGCTCAAATCCACAGTGTGTGCACTTAACAATAAATCCATGAAGCCAAATCTTTTCCCATGCATCTGACTCGGGCGTATATAATGGAAAATTCTTTTTACATTTTGTGCAGCCTAAATAATAATACTGTAATGATGATGATTGCCAAATTTTATGAAAAATAGAACCTTTTTTCTTTGGAGTTCCGAAATATACCTGAACCCCTTGATTTCTTGGGCCATATTTAGATTGCGCCAACATCTTTGTAGCGTTGTTTATTGCATCTTGTGGTATATCTTGAATTTCGTCCATAAAAATAACGTCAGCACTACGACCACGTAATCTGTCGGCGTCTAGACCAGTTGACTCAATCCAAATGTGATTTCCTCCGGTAAATTGCTTAAAGTGTAATGAATCATTGGTGGCAGTGGTGGTATCAATTAAATTTTGCATATACGATTTAATTTTTACACCCTTTTTATCTGTTTGATTTTCTATTAAAGAAGAACTAATCATTGGATTAAGTTTAGTTTTTGAATATGCAGCAGCTACCTCTAACTGTGGAAATGCGTGAATAACTCTGATTGGCGGCTTATTTCCAGCTCCAAATAATCCGCTGCCCATAAAATACATTTCAAGGGCGGCGGCCATTGTAGTTCCACCAACTTGACGACCCTTGACAATAACAACCGGTTTCGCGTCCTTATCTAACGCTTTGATTCCGACATATCTATATACGTCCGAAAATGGCTTATATCCATTACCACTTAATCTAAACGGCTCGCCTTCAAGAGTTAAATAATGTTCCGCAAAACTTACCGGATCAAGATTTAAAAGGGACTTTCTTAATTTATGAAATAATTCATTCTTATCACTTGCATTTGACATGACAATTAAATTGACGCCGCGACTTCCTTAATTATTTTGTGGCGGGTAACAAACTTCTGAACGCATCATCATTTGAAGGATCAATATCAGCATCGTGAGCATCCTGCATCACTCTACCAAGATTATTATATTGAGCGTCATTTACAGAATTCTTATTTTTTTCTTCCATATTCATATTGCTAATAAAAATAATTAAATTATCATCTTCCCAATCTTTTGGATCAGCAATATCGTTTCTATGAAGCTCTTTTATTTTTCCAACAATAGCAGGTATGGTTGAATTACCCTTTGTGTCTTGAATAAAGTTCTCGGTTGTTTTTTTAATTGCCGGCACCCTGACAAATACAAGTGGCTCTTTAGACGCAAGCTTATTTGTGTAGCTTTGTCCAGATTGTTTAACTTTATTTCTATAAGCAACTAACCCGCTTCTCTCTTGCATATCATTAACAGCAGCCTCTACTGATGAAAATTTTGATTTTTTAGTATCCATTATTGAAACAATTTGTTCATATATGGATTTTTCTCGACGAGGCTCAACTGCATTCCTCTCGAGATTTTTTTCAAATTCATTCATCCAATTATCCTCTGAATTTGACGCCTCGGACTCTCGAATTACTAATGGCAACTGTCTCCTAGAATATGACATAAAGTTCCTTATGAGCTGAATTGAGCTGACCAATCAACATTATCAGACGATGTACGATCAACATCTTCTTCGCCAATCAGACCCCTATCAAGTCTAACTGGAAACCCCATATCAGAAATTAATTGAATTGTTTCCGTCTTTTCACGATCTGTTAGTTTATATTTTTTGCATAGCCCACTAAACGTGCCCTCTATATCATGACCGGCAGAAATATATCCGTTGATACAAGTCCTTGCAATACTTGAAATTAATAAAGGAACGGTAACATAAATGCCTTGAACACCGGTAATCTTTTGAGCCTCTTTAACTATTTCAGAATTAACACTAGCCTTCTTCTTTTTTGTCTTTTTCTTTATTTTTTCTAAACGCTCTTCAAGCCGCTCAATGCCGTCCTCAATTTTAGAACGAACATCTTCAATTTTATCAGCATCTAATTCGCCATCAAGATCCATTCTCATAGCTTTTGATATTTCATTATCAAGCTTTTCAAGATATGCCGAAGCTCTTTCAATACCCGAACTATCAAATCCGCTGTGCTTGGGAACTGATTTAAATCTATCTTGTATCCATTCTAAGAAACCTTCGGCTCCTTTTGATGACCAATTCCAATGATCTGCTTTTTTTGAAGACTTAGCGTCATTTGTATCCGCCTTTTCATCTTTTACAGGCTCTTTAACGTCTTCAACAACCTCAAGTAATTTTTCTTTTTCAGGATCTAATTTTCCATTAAGACCCGGAATAGACCCAAGATCTTCGATAACAATTTCTATTTGTACAGGCTCAGACACCTCCATCATTTCTTCAGGACATTCAAAATGATGCTGGTGGGGTTCGTGATGTTCGTGCATTAGAGCCTCTTCTACTTCTAACGTAATCGGCGCAACCATTACTGGCATAGCGGAACTATCGTCCTCTATTACCAATTCTTCAATATCATGCGCGTTTGATTGAAATTCCATTTTGTGGCCTCTAAATTAAAGATGTGCTCTATTATATACATAATTATGGCAATATAACGCCAGTTGGTTTAAAGCATTTTTCAGTATTGCTTATTCCATAATACAAGTTTTTAGTTTCCGCAGGCTCTTCGTCTATAACCCTCTCGTTTCCATCTTGAATGCCAAAAGGATTAAATTTAATTGGATCCGGGCTATCTTCAGTTCCATAATATAATTTACTAATAGGATGACCATCTTTATCTGTTAATTCTGGATTAATATTATCAAGAAGCCCGATCTGCAAAACCTCTTCATATGGTATAGTATTAACACTTTCATCATCAATAAAATCTATATTATTTTTATCAGCAGCAAATGCCAGCAAAGCAAGCTTTCGTTTTCTATTTTTTCGATTTCGTTTTTTCTTCAAAAAATCTGATACACTTTTGTATTTATGTATATTTGAAAAAAAACCTGTTCCGGGACCTTGTTTGGCTGGGCCGTTAACACCCTCAGTTTCGTATAAATCATAGTTCTTGAAAAATACCGGCGGCCTAGTGTAAACACGAGGAGATTTGCTTTTACTGGCCATTTTTCTCCTCCTTAATTCTTTTTATATAATATGGATATAATTTTTCTGATATCGGAATATAATTCCATAAGCCCATTTTATCTAGTAATTTTAACGTCTTATCAGGATTGTAATCCATTGATTTATTTAATTTTTGAGTTAATGATTTTTCAGATGCAAACCTAACAGACTCCGGATTTGCTTTTATCCAAGATATTATTTTATCATCAACATCAAAATCAAGCTTTGCGGCAAGATAAATAGCTCTAACTACCCTATTTTTGTTTGCCATTAGTGTTGTTGAGGGGTCTAGACAACAAACAATTTTTTTACTTTTTATATCTTTTATTCCGCAGCTTGTAGGGTCTATAATTGTTTTAAGATCGAATGACATGAGAAGGGCGTTACATGTAAAATCTCTGCTATAAATTTCTCGTTGCATATCTGTGGGCGCTTTAATTCCTTTGCGCTTTAATATATTATCTATGTTTGGCGTATTAAAATTTGAAGAAAAATCAATCTTTAACCCGCCAATAAATATAGATGAGTGCCCGTCATCAGCTATTTTTGCAGTGATTTTATAATCTTTCCCTAATCTTAAGGACGTTTCTTTTGCCAATAAACTTACCGATTTATCGCCGGTTGTTATATCAAGATCAGAAATATTATCTAGCCTTCCCATTAACTTATCGCGAGACGCACCTCCACATACAAAAGGAGTAGAGTACCCTTTTTCGGAAGCTATTTTACTCATTAGATCTATAATATATTTTAGTTTCACAAAGCCTTATTATTTAGTTGGCACTGGTGCTGCGGATGGAGCTGCGGATGGTTCTGGTGATTGTGCTATTGGAGGAGAAGGCGCCTGTACAGGTTGGCCCAAATCCTCTTCAATTTCTATTTCCGGAACCTCCTTTACCTTTTCTTCAAGAGACTTGTTTTCCAGATCTTTTCTCATTTGTTTTTTAGCTTTGTCTTTCTCTTCTTGATCAGTTAGATGAGATTTTGCAATTTCAATTTGAGGGTTTGATGCTTGACTATGTTCAGACATTAAATCAACATCTCTAGATTTCAGGGTCCCTCGAAGTTTTGATAAAATATCTTCAACGCGAGTCAATACGTATTGATTGGATTCTAGAGATTTGTTTGTTGCTTCTGCTAATGATGGGAAAAATGATGCCAGTCCCAATGTATCTAACATCATATCAACTATCGCTAATTGCCTTGGAATCTCTCTTGTTTTAAAGATTTTTGCTAAATCTTCAAGCTTAAACACAACGTCCTCTATCGTTAGATTCTTTAAAGCTGAATCCATTATACTATCAAATTGACTTGGTGCCTTATCAACAACCTCTAAATTTTCATCTGAACTTGCCGGAGCCTCGACCTCTAATTGTTTGGACGGAATTTCTGGCTCAATTGGTGCTTTTGGTTCAGCCGCGTCCTGGGCCTCAACAACCAAGTCTTCCGTATCCAAAACATCCAATTCATCAGTAATTGTCCCACCTTTAAGACCATCAAGAAAACCCTTCATGCCATTAGAGACCGGCTCTTCTGGCTCTTGTGATGTAATCATATCTGGGGAGGGATTACTTGGAGGTGAGCCTGCATCTGCTTGAGTACCCGGAACAGTTGTTGGTAATCCTGACATTTGTGTTGGCGGAGCTGGAGATGGTGTAGTCGGAATTGCTTCATCAGCCAATTTATATAATAAGTCAGCGGCCTCCGAAAACCCTTTTTTAGTTAAAATATTTGCCTCTCGAACAATAATATCTGAATATAATTTTGTTGATGCGCTTTTTTTATTTATTAATTGAATCTTCTTTTTTAATTGATAAATAATTTCTAAAAGCATTTCCAACTCTTTACCTGCAAAAAGTAGACCTTCATCCGATCTTAATAATTTTTCGGCAGAATCAAGACGTCCAATAACTTTTTTACGTTGATGTTCTATAATTTTCTTTTTTTCTACAGCAGATCGCTCATCAAGATCTTTTACTTCATTTTTATCTTCTTCTTGATCTTTTCTAACTGGTAAAAAATATCCGGGTTGAACTCCCTCGTACCAACTTTGCGCGTATTTATATTTCAAGTGAGTTCCCTCCTCGTAAAATCTGAGCCAATTAAAAAAATTTTGCTGCTCCACATCATCCCATGCCCCAATTGTTGCTGAAACAGCCGATTGTTTGTCAAGCCCTGTTCGTGTCTTATAATAAATGTCTTTTACTGCATCTATCCACTTTTTTGTATCGTATTTTGGACCGATTGACATATAACTATCATAATTTGGATAAGCTCTGTTTTTCATTTTTTTAAACCATCGATATCATTAATATAGTTTATTTATTATCGATTCCATTTATTTTCTTATGTATATCTTCATTTAATACTTTAACTTCAGCTAACTTGGCCTCAGGGCTTAATTGCATGGCGTCACTTGGATTTTTTAATTTTGACATTCTTTCATTGAAAACTTCCAAAAAATACATTGCTGATTCAACATCCATTTGTGACAATATATCCTTTATAACATCATGAAATATTGAGATATGTTGATCTACTGCTTGCAATGTAATATTATGTTGAATTATTTGATCTGGTGCATGCTCGACAAACTTATAATATTTTTCTAACACAACTCCCAATGTATTTGCATATTCAATCATTAAACGATCAATACGAGTGTTTATATTATTAGGATCTTGTTGTATTGAATCGAAAACCTGGGCCATACGAGTTTCGATAGCAAAACATAAATTAATTATCATTTTTTTAGCATCAATTTCTTGACCAGCCATCTCTAACATCGCAGTCTTATATGCAGAATTATTTCTTACCGCCAACTCTAATGTTTCCGACGTATTGTTTGTAATAGCCGTTTTAGTTTTTGCAATATCTTCTTTTAAATAAGTATACATATCTAAATAGTTATCTTGAAAAGTTTTTATCGCCTTTTCAGATAATACAAACTTATTATCGCTGACATTAGTGTATGTAGCCTTCAACCAATCATGAATATCTTTTCCAGGTATCCCAATGACTAATTTTGATATTATCTCTTCCCTATCTGGGTGATCTAATATTTTTATCATTGCCGTTTTACTCGGTTGAATTGCCATTTTTATTTACCCGTAAAATTAAATTACCGGCAGAAAACCGGTAATTTTACTGTTTCATTGTATATATATCTTGTAATTAAGGTTTGTATCCACCAAGGCGACTCTCTCGATCATCAAAAATTGCATGAGTTTCTGGAATATCCATTTTTGTTTGATTTGCAACATCACCACCTGGAACTTTCATTCCATTTTCAAGGTCAAACCCTACTTGATAGTTATATGTTTTACCATCCATCTCACATCGCCAAGTATATTCGTCAACTCTGCCCATCTGTGCACCTGGATGGTCTGGACATGTACGTGTGCTTAACGAACCATCTAAAATAGTTGCCTCTGTCATTTTACTATCTTCAATTGCTTTTTCTGCCTCAATAACCTTGTTCATGTCTTTTAAAGTATCAGTCGTTCCCTGATATTTTTCTCGTAATGTATCAAGCCTCTTATCGTCAGCTGCACGTTTATTATTTATAGCATTAGGCGGGGCTGCAATTGTAAGTAATAATTCATCTAAAACTGAAGCCTGAACAACTAATTCTGGATCCCCTGACGCATCAAAAGCGTTTGCAATATCCACTAATTTATCTAAAGATTCGGCGGTTATAGCCGATTCTGGTTGAGGCTCAATCGATTCTACTTTATTGGCCGCCTTTTTAAGCAATGCAGCTGCCTCAATACAGGACTCGGCAACAGTTTTTAAACACTCTTCATCATACTCCGAAATTAAAATTGCTTCATTATTCGGATCTTCAAGCCAAGAAGCCATTGCATTTAACATTTCCGCAATTCTCATTTTAACCTCGTTCCAATAGCTGATTAACTTGTTTTTTTAATTCAGGCTTAACTTTTGATTCTAATAACTTCTGTTCTAATATTTTATTTTTTAAACTTTTCGGATCATAATCTTCTGATTTTTTATAATCCCTGGTAGCTTTATTCATTCCAAGAAATGCGGTAATAAGACTTTCAGCTAAATCATGATCTTTATTGCTTATTTTACCCCAGGTTTCCATTCCACTAACACCATAAAATTCGCCAAATCTTAATACTAGCATTTCAATTTCTTGCGGAGTTTGTGTCATCCGCCGACGCTTTGTAAGATGCTCTCCACTTGGCAATGTGCGGATACCACCATACTCGTGTGTAATAGACGGTAATTTAACATCATGCGTTCCAGCGTAAATATAATCCAGCTGCCTAACTATATCTTTCTCTAAACTTTCCAAGGCCTTGTCAACAGTACTAGCCACGCGCTTTCTCATAAATGATGCCACAAACGCAGGGTCATCTTTATTTAGTTTTATGAAATCATTAAGCTTTGATCTGATATCTTCAATTTTTTCAATAAGCTCAATACCAATACTGTTTAATTCTACTATGCTTATTTTGTCGATATTAGCAATTAACTTGGCAAAAACAGTGTGAAGGTTCTCTAAATGAGGAAAATTATATACTTGCTTTAATTGTGATAAATTTCCATTATATTCAAGCATAAACTTTTGATACATTTTAGCAAAATTATCTTTTATAAGTTTTTCCAATGCCTCAGCAGAAGCTTTTGGATCAAATAATTCCGCGGCGTATTTAATTACTAATAATTTTGCCGTTTGGTTTAAGCTCATTTTTACCCGAATATTTTACTGTTCATAAAATAAGCGCCTTCATATGATTCGGCCATCCCTCGACGATATAGCGGACAACAATTTCCATGTTGATCTTGATATACTTTGTGTAATGGTAGACCCGTGTGCCCGCAAACTTCATGCTTGCTTGTTGATGCCTTAATTACCATGCCACATTTCGATTTTGGAGCCTCAGCTTGTTTTACGCCCAGCCCACCCTTAAATAATATAAAGGCGGCTGCGTATGCCTTTGCGTCCCCAGATTGCCTCAAAACATTCAATGCGTCCTCGGCCCTTGCAATATTTTGAATTTGCATTGCTTCACGAACTTGATTTACCAGATCGCTCGGCTTCAGATCATATAAAGGAGAAGCGATTGCAGAAGCCTTATAATCAGACTCATTTTCAATATACATGTTTTGAATTACTTCTGCGCTAAACTTCGATAATGACCCGTTGCACAGTATTATGCTTGGAAGACTAACTTTTCCGGCATTTACTTTCACCGGAACTGTAAACCCAACTTTTCCACCATCTAATGAAACAGCATAAAATATCGCGCTACTGTCAGATCCAGATACTTTAACTTGTGGGTTTTTATGCCCAAATCCAGCTAATACCCTGATAACTACCTCTGCGCCTGCTTTTACACTATCTTGACCAAAATTAAATTCAGCAACACCTACATTAGAATTTAATTTGTTTTCAAAAGTATCGGCAATCTCTAATCTTGGAGTCGAAACATCTGCAGAAGCCGCATTGTCCATAGATTGTCCAGTTATTTGATTTGCAAATAACCCGGTCTTCGCTGATTTCGCTGCCTTAAATCGTGCCAAAGCTAATTCTGCATCGCTTATCCCAGTATTACTCGATGCGGCCTTTTGTAAAACACTTAAAATATTTTCTGCATTAATCTTTAATTTTGTTCCTGCATGAGAATATAAATATTGCTTAACATTTACATGGTTCAATTCTTTCAAACCAGCATTGCCCAAAAACACTAGCGATTCATTTATATCATTTCCTGAAACTTCAATTGGAACATAAAAACTTGTCTTGCCTTTTGGAGTGTCATAATCTGCTTTTATAACCAAAAAATTAGCATTGCCAGTTTCAACATTTACATTCGAAGCTTTTAAATTGTATATATCTAAAGTTCGTCGGACTAAACCAGTAGCCTTCTCAGCAACTGATTTCCCATATAATTTCAATTGCTTAGAGCTATCAAATACACTCTCTAAAGCATTTGCAAGTACCTGATCTGCACAATTAGAGGTATCAATTTCTTTCCCAGAATCTCGTTGATATAATGTTGGCTCTGTAAGGTTTTTTATCTCGCCAAGTTCCTCGTGCAAAAGCTCCGCACATTTTGTATTTCGTGTATAGAATTGATTATACATTTTTTTCAATTCGCCACGAGAAATAAATGGTTGCTTATTAGACAATTTATTAATTATGTTAGCCATCATAATAACTGTTTGATCATTTGGAAACGCGACCGTGCATTTCTTTAATTTTGAAGCCAGTACCGGAGTCATGAACTTTTCGCTTTCATTGACCGTCTTTGCAATAGATACTGCTAATTTTGCTATTTTATCCATGGACATAAAATCACCTGCTCCTATTTAGGCTAATTCCGGGTACTTTTTAAGTATTTCCGCCTTGGTTGCTTCATCAGTTTCGCTCAGCAAAGACATTACAAGCCTCTTGCTTTCTGCTAGTTTCTTTGGTAAATATGAAGATACCATAGATATCTCATTGCTTGGTATGCCTAATTTCGATGCAGCAACTTTAACTATTGGAGCGCCTTTGTAATATATCTCAACAACAGAGGCTGTCTTGTTTAATGACACTTCCCATGTTATAGCTGTCTTTTTTTGCGCTTCCTCTGCCTCATCATACAAAGCTACAATATAATCCCCATCATCGGCGCTTTGAATTTGCCATAGTCTGCTTGCATCATCATCGTCATTAAAACGAACTACATCAAAGGCAACTTTCTCAATTCGATCACTTACTTCCGAAAGTTTATATGCCCTTTTATATATTTTGTTTTCTAAATTTTTATAATTTACCGAGAACTTTGACATTACGTCTCCTATTTCAACTTAAAAAGCTCTATGTTTTCGAACTAATGCCGCTACATACATAGAAAATTATTCATAATCTATGCGATTTATTGAGTAGTTATTTTCTTATAGAAGATTATATTTACAGTTGGCAAGGCGCTATTTAGTTGTTATATGGCTATTATATGTTAACTTAAAACTAAAATTAATTAAAGGATAAATAATGTTGTGCACAATTTATATGCTTACAAACAAAATAAATGAAAAAAATATACATAGGCCAAACATGGAACAAACCGGAAGATAGAATGGGCAAAGAAGGCGGGAAATATATGAATTCAATATATTTGTATGCCTCAATAGTTAAATACGGTCACGAAAACTTTGAATACTCTGTCTTGGCACAATACGAAACCCAGGAAGAGGCGGATGCAATGGAAGACTATTATATTGTTTTGTTTCAAAGTAGAGATAGTGATGTGGGATATAACTTAAAAGCGGGTGGAAGGGGAGGAAAACATTCTGAAGAGTCTAAAAAGAAAATATCAGAATCATTAAAGGGCGAAAAATCTTACTGGTTTGGCAAACGGCTGTCGAATGAGACGAAACAAAAAATATCAAAAGCAAACAGCGGAAGAGAACGTACCAAAGAAGCAAAACTAAAGACGTCTAAAACCATGACAGAACATCATAAAAATAATATTCACCCAATGCAGGGTAAAACGCATACGCAAGAAGCAATAAAGAAAATTAGCGAGTCAAGCAAAGGACGAGTTTTTTCTCCGGAATCATTAAAAAAACGTGGAATTGCAAGAAGAATGAGTAAAGAAAGGGAACAAAAAATTATAGAAGTGTTTTTAACCGGGATTCCATATGTACAAATGATAGAATTATTAGATACAAACGCACCGACAATACGAAGAGTGATATTACGAAATAATATACCTCTTGAACGTGAAAAAGACCATCATCATTGGCTTGGAAAGGTACATTCTGATAAAACAAAAGAACAAATGTCGGAAAATATGATAAAAGCATGGGTAATAAGAAAATTAAATAAGCAGAAAAAATTAGAATCGATAAATAATGTAGATGATAAGAATGGCAAACGCGAAGAGAGCGATTAAAACTTCTCTTCTCGCAATTCTCGCATACGACTTAATATTTCCATTATACGCGTATCATTTTGAATAATTTTACTTAATTTCTTTTTGGCTCCACCATAAATGCGTTTGCCATTCTTATAATCGACATTACCGTTTATGCTTTTTGTGATACTGCTCTGATTGACATTTAACATTTTAGCTATTTCCATTTGAGTATAACCATCAGCATATAATTTAATAACCTGTTTCTGTCTATCAGTTAAAAGACTATTCACGACCCTCCAAAATTCACCGCGAAGTTCCTCTTCCAAATCAATCAGTTCTTCATTATACATAAATGAATCGAGCCTATTAGATATGCTGTCAGAGTTTGTGAACGATTCCATCATATCATTGCTACAAACCGTCTCAAGAAGAATATATTGGTAACGGTCAGATCTGTTTTGCCTTCTATCCATTAGAACTCCATTTTATGTTATTTCGTATCAAAATTTCTCTTATTGTAGTTTTGCAACAATTAAATTTTTTAGCCATCCCAGCTCTTGTTATTCCTCCTGCCAAGTAAACATCACATATTTCTTTTTCTTTATCTGGCGTGAAAATATTGTTTCCGTTTCTATGACCAGTGTAATTAGATTTTCGCATTTTTATATTATGTCTAATCAGAATATTAATTATTAAAGGTCTATTGCAGTTGAATTGTTTTCCCAAAAAGTAAGTTGATTTGTTGCTATTTACATATAAATCACATATTTGCATTTCAACTTCTTCTGCAAACCGTCTTCTTTCTTTTAATTCCGTGCCCACTAAGCTTTTAGATATATTATTTTTCCACTCATCGGAAAATACTTTACCTGCATTTGTGCCGGGTTTTCCGATTGAAGATTTGGATATATTATTTTTCCATTCTTCTGTTCTTGGTGAAGTATTTCCACCTAAACCAACATTATACCCTATTTGTTTGTCAGTTCCATTATATTGATTTATAACTTCAGCTTCAAGAATATTTGCATCATATAAGTTTTTTGTGGTAGCAATAACCTCAAAAACAAAAAACTCGATGCCGTATTTAATCATGGCTCGAGTAATTAATAGATTATTATTCCCACATTTAGCTTTAGATTTATGGTTTGACCAACGACTATTAGGATTATTAGTTTGACCTATATAAATCTTCTGGTTTACTATATTCGTTATTTTGTAGATATAATGCACCAGGCTCCAGTACAATTTATTCTTGCTATGTGGAACAAACCTTACTGAGTTATATATATCTTAATATTATTAGTTTTTTACAATAAAATAAGGCATCTCTGGAGTTAAACTTAAACATTCATCAAGGTCTTTTACTGTTTGTTGTAAATAGAAGTTCTTTATATTTGCGTGTTGACCAAATTTTTGCATTATTAAACTTCTGCCTTTTTCACCAGCATCATCATTATCTAACAATAGTTTTATATTTCGCGTATATCTAGAAATAAGCGTAAATTGTTGCATTGTCATATTAGCAGAACCCAAAGCAACTACATTTTTAAGACCTATTTCATGAGCCTTAATTACATCGAATTGGCCTTCAACAATAAAAACTGAGTCGTTTTCAATAATATTCTTTTTAGATTCAAATAAACCAAAAAGATTATTTCCTTTTTTGAATGTTGTATTTTTATATTTGGTAATGTCCGATTTTTTTCTTTCATCTTCAGATAACAAAGTTCTGCCCATAAGACCAATAATTTTGCCGTAAACATCACGATATGGCATAATAAGTGGATGATGTTCAAAAAAAAGTCGGTTTACTGTTCTTGGACATAAAGAATCTGAAACTTCAAATTTTAATATAAGTTCAGCTTTATATAATGGCTCTTCCCCAATTTCCATAATAAGCGCATCTATATAGTTGGCCGGAGGAAAATAACCTAATTTGAAAGACGTTTGACTTCCACTATTTAATCTAATGTCAATATAATCTTTGCATTGTTTAGCCGCAGGAAAATTGTTTAATAAATAATGGCAGCAGTCGGTAATAGATTCGAAATAATTCATGCAATTTCTTTTGATTTCTTTAATTGATCCTTTAACATGGTAATAAATATTGGGCTTAGGTTTGTTAATGGTTTTTGACAAGATGAACAGGTAATAACGCCATTATTTAAAATTGGAGTGTCTTCATTATTGCAGATATTACATTTAACAGAAAAACGGGAAATTGTTTTTTGTTTATATTGTTTTAATGTTTTTAATTGAACTTTTGTAAAATGGTTAACTTGCATTTCTTTTCCACAGTCGGCACAATAAACTTTATCTACTTTTGGATCTAAATAAGCCTCTGTTAGCTTCATACAACCTTTTTCTTTGCACTGTAATTGAATTGGCATTGTTAATGTTTCTCCAAATGTTTCACTAAATATTTTATATCAGACGGATACTCAACATTAATATTTACAATTTGATTTCCTTTTCTTGCAACACCAAGATTTGAAATACTAATCGAATCTTTATTTTTTGTTTTTTTAGGAATCGTTATTTCATGCTGGCCATCAAGAGTTTTCACAGAAATTGTACGCCCTTTTAGAGCGTCAAGAAGCGAAATTGTTGTAGACGTATGCACATCCTGATCCTTAACCGAGAAATTATCCAGGGGTTCTACATTTATTTGTATTAACGCGTCTGTAAATGCATCTCCAGATTGAAACATATTGTTTACCGATTCAACAAAATTACCCATACCTTCCAATCTCAAAGTATTTCCGTTTGATACGCCAGGAGGTATTAAAACAGAAATGCTGCTTGTTGAAGATATTCCTCCTGTCCCAGAACATTTTTTACATGATTCGGTTTGTCTTTTGCCCCCGCATGATCCGCAAGTTGTCTGCATTATCATATTACCTTGCCTTGTAACCGTCACACCTCTTCCTTGGCATTGCTGACACCCATTGTGAAGAGTATATTGACCTTGACCTTCACAATCTTCACATTTTATATTACGATCATATTTAAATTCTTTTGATACGCCAAATACGGCTTCCTTAAAAGAAATAGATGTTTTTAAGTGAATTGGCTGTGGTTGCTTGTTATGCCTTTGCTGCTGTTTATGCATACCACCAAAAAAATCATGAATATTAAACCCTGGCTGCCCATGAAATTGTTGTGGCTGATGGTCTTCTCCTTTTTTAATTGTTTCATATGCTTGATTTATTTGCTTAAATTTATCTTCGGCGCCAGGTTCTTTATTTACGTCAGGGTGATACTTTTTTGTTAGATCACGATATTTTTTCTTCGCATCATCTTCGGAAGAAGTTGGTGGAATGCCCAATACAGAATATGCTTCTTGTAGTCTCATAAATTATTTTTCATCCAGGTTAATTAGAAATATCTATATAGCGTTTAGCAACTATCAAAGCAATATAACCATCGAATATTTTTAATCAATACCACATCATTTATTTTTTAATTTTGCCGGTTAATATGTAAGAATAATATAATGCAACGGCAATTCCATCAGCCATATCACAATTTTCTTCTTTTGGCTTTCCACTCTTCTTATACTCATACGGAAATTTAATGCCAAGATGATTAGACACAAGCTCTGGCATATCTTCTTTTTTCGGAAATTGTTTATTTAATTTTAACCCGTGCCTAATTGTCATTACATTTAATAATTCAGGACTTTTATTTAAATAATCATAAGCTAATAAACATATCATCCTATTAAATGTAGCTAAAACAATTACGGTAGATGCCGTGCTTTTTGGCATAAACTTAATTAAATCTTCAATGCCAATATAATCTGGTTTGACATCTTCTATTATTTTTTTAATTTTTGTTCTTGTATGTGCAATTCGTTCAATTATAGTTCCAGATTTAATCGGTTTTAAATAACCGCACTTCACAAATTTGATTTGCTTAGATTTCTCATCAAATTGTATAACGCACCAGCCTATTGTTGAGCTGGAAATATCAAATCCTAAAACGCGCGCCATATTAACCTTTCTAATTGACATATAACGAGAGATTAATTTTTAGAAAACAATTACAATGTCTAATAATGTATGGCCGCTTGGAGGTGTTAAATTAGGCGTGCCTGTGCTAGTCCATACCTCATAAACGCCGCCAATTACATACCAGCCACGCATTTTAAATGTTTGTATTGGTATTTCTGGTAGAACAGGCCTATCAGCCCCTATCAAGGCGTCGAAAGAGAATGTTTTTCCTAAATCTGGTGTTTGAAACTCAAATGGTGGTGCAGGGTTATTTTGGCTCCATGTTGGCACATCATATCTCCCATGTGCAGAAGAAACTTGGGAGCCTAAAATACCATATCCATCTGATTGAAAATCATTGCGTAAATAATAAAACGAATCGCCTTGAGCAACAGATGCCATTATTGCACCGGAGTTGTGGAGCCGTCATAAGGCCCGACACCAACGCAACCTGTGGTTGCTGTCGCTATACTACAAGCAATCCATGTCTTATTGTCATACGTGTCATAAGTGCTACCGACAGGAAATGACGCAATCCAGCGCGTCCGCCCCTTAATCTGACGTTGCGTCACGGGGCTACCTGGCGTACCAATAGTGTAATGATCTCTTACCATGGGTGTGCTACCAGTGGCTGCAGGATGATTCAAAACTCGCATCGCAGATGGAAATCCAACAATTAATAATAAACCAGAAGTATTATACTGTAGGCCGAAAGCCGCATAATTCATATACCCGTCGCGGGCCGCGATTGGACACCCTCGCGCAGAGTATCCTACCCATCCATGATCGCCAGTTGTGTTATTCACCCACATACCTAAACTTGTGGATACCTCGTTCAAAGCCGCGGTATTTAAAACTGACGCTGTAGCGCTCCACGTCGAGGGCGCCGGCGCCGCCGCCGCCCACCAAATATATGGATCGCAATCACCAGGCTCCGTATCGTCTAAACGTGTAAATGAAAGCAAGTATGCCGTATTCGCAACTGACGTGTTTGATAATAGACAATAAAATGATCCGTCAGCGCTAACGCCGGTAGATGGCGTCGCGTTTACGCAACCGATTTGCGCATTATTTTGAAACGAAGTCCCTAACTGAAACCAGTTGCCAACGGTGACGCCTCCACCCGTGCCCCGGATCGCGATGCCCTTGACCGGGAACCCATTGTTTGTGCTGCCACCTCCAGGAGGCACTGCAGCCGTACATCCGGTTTGTGTGGCAAGAGCGCTATATAATTGTGCTGACTCACCCGATGCATCTGCCACAATGTAAAAAATTTGGCCCGCAATAGTGCTTGCGGCGGAAGATTTTGAGAAAACTATTTGCCTTTTGAATTCGATGACAGTGCCAGTTGGAGTAAATGTGGCTCCGCTTGATGCCCCTGTAACCACATTGGTATTATTAAATGTTCCAGTCATCGGCAGAATAGCAGCCCATCCACTTAAACTAACTGTATCCCAAACATGTCCTAATAATTCGCCTTCAGCTAAAGAAGTCGCTTGAGTTATTTTTTCTCCACGTAAAAAAACACCTGTTGGAGCCGCATTTAATGGAATTTTTATCGTTGATGGTCCCTCTAAAACAATCCATCCTGCTGTAGCATCTGTCATAGAGTTTGGGGGATATGTATCTAAAAGAGGGTTGGCATTTCCGCCCCATTTATCACTAGTTGCCACCCCAGTTGTTTCTTTAGTAGTACCATCACTACTTGCTTTATAAATCCAGCCCGCAGATTTCATTACGCGAGTTAGTTTCCAAATACATTGAAAAACATTAGTAGCGGAAGGTATTGGAAAATTTGCTGCATATGCGTTAGCCATTTGTCCTCATTATTTTCTTTAATACAAAATTATTATATATTATATTTCCCTGATTAAAAACTCTGGGGCTTCATCTGTTCCACCACCAGATGTAATTATTTCATCATCTGCAGACGGCACTTTGGTTGGACTTGGATTACCCATGATAAATTTACTTGATGCAGAAAACTTAATT